GCTTATAGTTAATGAGGATGCAGGGTCAGTTCCTGTTCCAAATGTAACTTCTGCATTAGAACCAAATAAATTTCCAAATGGAACTGCTGTATGAGTATTAGCTGATGTTGGGAGTGCATCTGTTGAGGTTGTCCCAAAATGTGCATAATGTGTAGTTGCTATGTTCGATGGAGTAGCTATATCAATCCATCTATCTTTATCTTTAACATGTAATCTACCATTTACCATCATCTGGTCACCATTGACCCCCTCACTATTAAGAGGAAGAGATATAGCAGATTTAATTCTACTTCCTTTTAAATGAGATAATCTTCTTACTTCTCTATCCATTACTTAATACTCTTCATTCTATATACAAATGTTATATCATTAATCTCAAATGAAGTATGTGATGTTCCAGCTATCTTTAATTGTATAGACTTACAATTATTAGCATCACTGCCAAATGTAAACTCAGCCCTTGTCCATGCATTACTAGTATTGGCAAATGCAGTAACTGCTGTTGTAGCTGTAGCAGGAGTAGAGTCTCCATCTACACCATAAGTAGTAGTTGGTAATGTACCAGAATTAGATCTATAAGTAATATATGCTTTATATACCTTCTTGCGCACTGCAGGTTCACCAAAATCAATATCCTTAGTTATAATAACAATTGAAGGATTTGCTGTTGGTGTATCTGTCCACTTATCTAATGTTTCACCACCATCATCAAATATTAAAAGAGACCCATCTACAGGGTCATTAATAAAGTTAGAACCTGAATCTCCATCACTAATCATACTTGATGAAAATGTCCAGCTTTTAGTAACCATATCATATACATAAGCATCATCAAGAACATTGGCATCGTTAGTACCGTTAAGAACAATTAATTGACGTTTAAAAGGATTGAAACCTATACGATGATAATTCTCAGCACTAATAAAGGTAGACCATGTTGACCTATTGATCTTACGCATACCTCTATCTTCAAGTAAATCTATAACTTGTTTACCATCATACATATAACATCCATTTTGATTTACCCATGCACATCCATAATCTGTCCTGCATGCAGCACCTGGATTGGTAATACCTTTAAATTTATACTCTGCTTCAAGAAACTCAACATCACCAGATACATTTAGAATATATAATGTATTCTTTTTGAACTCTAATATTCTATCTGCATACTCAAGCAATAATACAATTTCATCTCCATCTTCAACAATAATATCTAGAGCACCTAATTTAGGAAACTTATCAAATTCACCCACTGGTGATTTAAGTATTCTATCTCCATGAATTTCACCATCCTGCTCAACATTACCTATATATGCTCTTCTATTTGCTACCACTGCAGTCTTAAAGGAATCTACTTTAATCACCTCTTCCTTATTATGCCCAGCCAAATCATCATATAAAAATATTTTAGGAGGATGAGACCATACATTAGATGTGTCTAAATCTACTTTAACATGTTCACTATAGTCAGAATTATCATGATCTTTCCAAGGAGAATATCCTAACGATCCTCCTCCCCCACCATCAATACCTATTGCCCTAACCCCCTCATCAAACTTAGCATCAAACAACATCCATAAATTTGTATATCCATCTTCATTAGATGCCCAATATATACGGTTACCACTAATACGTTGATTACCAGAATCTACAGTCCCCACAGCAGCTGCCCCAAAATTTAATAGACCATTTGTATTGCCTACTATTTTAAATACAGGCATAAAATATACAGCAATATTTTTAGCTGCAGTAGCACTATCCCCAGCTCTAAATGCCAATTCAGTAGTAATTGTTTTGCCATTATAAGAATCACCACCATCAATTTGTTCAGTATCCCACATGCGAAGTAATTGAGGAAGACTTTCCTGTTTATGATCATCATACATAGTAGTAATGAAAAACTTATATCTAGTAGTAGTTTCTGGCATCCAAGTACCAGTGCCATTCCCAGTGCTAGATTCTGCAAATTCTAAAGCAACTCCCCATTCATGATCTGATGTGCCTGTAGATGAAACCCCATTATAATCAGTATCAAAAGTAGTAGTGCTAGCATCTTTATCAAAACTATAATGCTGTTCACCAGAAGCAGCATAACTAACATTAATCATAAGTGCATTCTTACATACTGTAGTATTACTATATGTAAATGTAGGAAAAGCTCCTGCTACATTAGCATTTGTAGTATACCAAGCTTCAGGTATCGTTACTGGATTATTTCCATCTAAAGCTTGAGGTACATATTCATTAGATTGTATAAATCCTCTCCATTTAGGAGCAGTTCCTCCTCCATGATCAGCATCGCCTATTCTAAGAGCTCCATCTACATAATACATAGTAGGGCCAGCAGACCCTATAGTACATGCTATATTACCTGTCTCTCCATCAGCTCCTATACCATTTATAGTATCACCATTCTCTACAAGATAGTATGCTTGCCCAGGTGTTGCTACAGTCCCATCAAGAAATCCATCATGGTCAGTAGAGATTGAAAATAATCCATTACCCTGACCAGTAAGTGTACCTGTTAAAGTTAAATCAGTACCATGATTTTGGGTAGTCTTAATATCACCAAGTACTACTATCTTACCTACTTCATCAACTGCAACATTCTGTAAATCAGCAAATTGACTATCTGCTATGTCTCTTGGGTCAGCATCATTGTTTATGCCTCCATGAAAACTTAATAATTTATGCGTTCTTTTGGGCATATATGTAGACTACTCTTACATTAGGTATAGATGTATTAGATACCCACTTATAATTAATCCTAACTTTCATTAAAAGATTTTCCATTTCAAATTAATTACACTCTTAAGCACATCTAGTACTTCTTTCATAATCTTTTTCTTCTCAGCAGCAGTTACCCTTCTGTCGGCATATGCCTCTTCAAGTACCTTTGCTACATCACCAATCTCTTTCATCATAGTCTTATACTTAGAAGCCATAAGCGTTGCTACACCTGCCAAGATTAATCCTATTAAATAAAACAAATTAGTCCAATTAAAAAAATCTAACATAAACTCTCCTTTAGTTTGTCCATGAATTAATACATTTTTCTTTAAATTCCATTGTTACCCATCCTGTTCTTATCATAGGAAAGAATGAGTATCTTGCATAATCTGCGTACTTTAAGAAGCTTCCCCCTCTACAGTACCATCTCCTGTGAAGAGTTTCCTCATCATCCACAATACGGAGCGAATCAACAGGTTTAGCGTATAACTGATGATTATGACCAAGGAAAAATACATCGCCTTCAGAGTATACCGCTGCCATCTTATCGAGTTCACTATCACCATTTTTTGCTCCACTCTTTCCATGACCTGTGACCATATACCATTCAGATTCATTTATCTTAATCCTTGTATACCCAGGTAATCTAAAATACGGTGCACCCAATCTATCAGCAAGTAATTTACTAACATCAAAACCGAGTAGATTAACAGAACGGATATAGTCATGATTACCGCCCCTAACAAACAAGAGCTTATCAGCGATTTTTTCGACTCTTCGTACAAATGATAGATGCTGATCATCAGGCTCCATCGTTTGCCCTCTTTGACTGATCTTATAGTTCGGTGGAATAAGCTCAATGTTATCTCCGTTTAAGAACCATCTTGCATTAGGGTCTGAGTCAACTTCTTCAATAAACTCATTAAACTTTTCTTCATGATGCTCACATGCTCCATGATGTACATCTGTTGCACCATGTACTCTCAGGTTTACATCCGAGTCTATACTCAGTATGTATCCTGGTTCTATATCTATAGGAACATCTTTTTGATTCTCTGCTTTTATTATGTATGAAAAGTATCTCTTGCATGACATACACCTACATGATTGAGATATACCTTTTTTTGTTGCATGAGTACCATCTTTCTTTGTTCTCTCTGATCCACATCTGGGACATATCATAAACTCTCCTGATTTGCTTCTAAAAAATGCTCTATAGTACCCTTACCTAACTCAGTATTATAAACTCTCTTCCAATAGTCAGCCTGATCCTTTGTATTCCACCATAATGGAAGAGGGAATGGGTCACGTTTATACTTTAACCTGCAAAACGCTACCTGTAAGGCTATATTAGACTTAACCCTATACTCACTATCATCTTCAGCATAACCTAGGCTTTTAAGCGATTCTAGGATAGGTTTTCTATAAGCAACATAATTCTTCATTATATCTTTCATAGTTTCAGGCTCTAACTGAAAATAACCTATAGCTGGGCCGTCACCCATTTGAGATAAATGTTTATAGCTAGTTTCTGCCATTCCAGTTCTATATATCATAGCAGCTGCATCTTGGCTATACATATCCATCTTCTTTAAAGTCCAATCTATTATAGATTTAATATCTTTATTAAAATTATCCATTTTTAGTCTTCTTTATTTTATAGTATAAATATATGATCTG